TCTTGTTCCTTTCTTGCTAGAATTTCTTCAGGAGAAATTCCCATTAAAATGTTTTGGTCATCTAGTCCCATAATTTAATTACTTTCCTTTTATATACCCAGCCACAAAAAAAGACGGATATTTATTCTATAATACCCGTCTTAGAAAAGTTTCTTCTAGTAGAAGAATTATTTTTTAATCTTTTGGGACTCCACTTTGGCTATTTTAACTTCTGGGATATTAACAGAATCAACACCAAGAAACTTCTCCACTTCGTCTGGATTTTTCTCCATCAGATCTACAACGGGTTTAATAGCCAATAGGAGAGGTTCTGAGATCTTGTCCATCTTTTCATTCTGGTCTTTCTCTCCTATGTAGAAAGTAAGAAAAACCCCGTCTTTTGAAGGCATGTCTTTGTTGATCTGGAAGTTAGAAAATTTAGAATTGGTCGGAAATTGGTCGTCACCCATCAATTTTAGGGCTTGAGCGATTCTAAACCTTGTGAGGTAATCAGATTTTCCAAATACCTTCTTAATGCTATTATAAGCGAACTGAACTTGGGGATCAGAGTCTTGTTGATCTCCTCCTCTGGACTTTAGAACATCTTCAAAAGTCATATCTTGTATTTTAGCCTCGTTCAGGGAGTTTAAAAAGGAATTAAAATTAAATACTTTTTTCATTTTTTTCTTTATGTTATAGGAACTGGTCCTGCCAATAGTCCGATCTCCAGCTAGTAGTAAGAAGATAGAGACTTTCCCCTGTTTCATAGTTCAAGTCCATCGCAGTTAGATCTTCATTTAAGAAGCAGTTGTTTAGGCTAATTCTTCTAAAAACGTCCCCTTGTTTATTAAAAATAGAAATAACCATAGACCCTACATAGTCTTTTTTAAGACCCATTGCTCCTGTAAGAGGATTGTAAATTAGATCTGCCCACTGTCTCAAGATTTTATATACAATCATCGAATTTTGCTCGTTCAAGTTCACTTCAAACTGTACAGTGAAAGTAACGGAAGTGTCCGTGGGAGCACCTCCAGCATATCTTCTTTCTGCAAATTTATAAAACTGGTTAGTGGTTGAAGCTGGTTGAATATCAACTAAAAGTCCGCTGACTGATTTTACCTGCTGAGTTAAAATGCTTTCTCCCTTAAACCTAGTGTTGTTCAAGGTAACGGCAGCAGGAGGGGTGATAATGACTTCGAACTGATTTAAGAAAACCGGTTCATAAAGTTTTATGCCTGCCTGTGAGTTTGTAAAATGTGGTAATCCTGCCATCTGTTTCTATTTTTTATAGGAATTGGTCGTCCCAGTAGTCTACTGCCCAGTTTAATTTTACCTCGTAGATTTCTTCTGTAGTGTAATCTAGTTCCATCGCATCTAGAGCAGTGATTGGAAAACAGTCTCTACAGGTAATTCTTCTAAATACATCCCCCTGCTTATTAAATACAGAAATAACTATAGTACCAGTGTAGTCTCTCTTTAGACCCATCGCACCAGTTAAAGGATTGTAGATTAGGTCTGTCCACTGTCTTAGAGTCTTAAAAACATACATGGAATTTGCATCGTTCAGGTTGACACTAAAATTAACTGTTAAATCAAATGTAGTAGTATCCGGCTTAGCTCCAGCATAGTTTCTAGTAGCAAACTTATACTTCTGGGTTGTTTCTTTTGGTGTCTTATCCACCCCTAAACCAGAAATACTAGTTACCTGCTCTATTAGAATTGGCCCTCCTAGTACTGGAGCTGGAGGGGTAATTAGGACTTCAAACTGGTTAAGATAAACCGGTTCGTATCTGTTTATCCCAAACAGTGAGTTCTGATAATGTGGTAATCCTGCCATTTACTGTTTTATTTTCCTTTATTTATCTTAGATCTTCTTTTCCGTTAAATTGTCTGGATTAGACGAACTGGATAAATCCTCCAGAAGCAATACCTCCGGTTCTTGTAACAGTGATTCTATTGATAAACTTCTGTATACCTCTTGCAGGTTCTAGAATAACATCTATAATACCAATGTTTTGGTCTATCACTGAAGGGGGGTTATTTGAAGCGTCCATGATTACTTGGTAAGCGTAAATTCCCCCGCCAGATCTAACTCCATCTAGATAGTTATCAACTAGAGTTTTAATTTCTAGTCTGATAGAATCTTCATTGAAGTCGAAGAGGTAGTTGGAGAGAATCTGTTCAACATCATTCTCTACACTGATCAAAAGATCTCTTACGTGAACTAGACTGAAAGCAGAGTTAACTGTTTGGTAAGCAGTTTGGTTACCAAAAATAACAACTCCTAAACCTCTCTTCTTAATGATCGGGTTGATTCCAAAGGGCTCTAACCATCCTCTGTCTTCGAGGGTAAAGTCGTATTCAAGACCGGTTAAATTCGTTCCTGCAATAGTTCCTCTTTTCTGTCCTGCTACGATAGCGTATGGTTCTCCGTTTGCAAATTTAGCAACAAAGTTGTTAGAAACAAAAGCTGCCGGAGGTACATTTACATTTCTGTTGTTCTCCCTTAGAGTCAAGTAAGGAGCATAGAAAGCTGAGTATGATGCCCCAAGAGCTTGAGTCGGAAGTGAGAAAGTATAAGAAGGGTTCAGAGATAGATTTCCCCCTTCTGCAATGTACTGGGTTTGTAAAACTGGGTATGGATCGGCTGCAGTTGGAGCTGCAGTAAATCTAGGGTCTGTAGACTCTTGGAACTGGGCCATCGAAGGAGCATTGATCAGAGCCAAAGCCTGCTGTCTCATCATCGCTAGCTTACTTAGCTGATACTTGGAATTGGGGAGGATTACTCCACTAAAAGTATCAACGATGTATCTAAATGAAATGACGTCTTTGGTTGCAAGAGTAGCTGCAATGTTGGTGTTGTACATTACATCCAAAATCTCAGTTACTCTAGCATCAGTTCCATTGGGCTTATGATAATCACTTAGCTGAAATCCTTCCAGGTAGGTAAAGTCAAAAGAAGTGGTAAACTGAGGAATAGATTGGAACTTTTGAACTTGAAGTCCGCTATCTCCTCCTGAATAGAAGTAGATCGGTCTTGCAGTAGTTACGGTCACAATGTTAGATATAGCGGTAGAAGCTACAGAAGTAACTTTAGTAAGTCTTTGCTGTCTATTGGTATTTTCAATTTGACATAGATCCTGATCTGTTGAAACTAGAAGATCTCCAACAGAAATTGTAAACAGGTCTGTGTTAATTTTGAAAGAGTTAACACTTACTTTTCCTCCAATTCCTCCATTTACGTCTATAAATTCGTTAATGCTAGCCACAGAAGAAACTATATCTAGTTTATATGTGTCTGGATATCCTGCGATCTGACCGTTGGTTGTACTTGCATAAGTAGTTCCAAAGTTAGGCATAGGAGCTAAAGTAGTGGAGCTTCTGGATATGTTGCTGTAAGCAAAAGCGTAGTAGATTGAGTATTGGTCTCTATCTACTCCCTGAGCGTAACTCAGATATCTAACGTTTGTAGATAGGTCACTGTCTGTGTAAACTATATCTCCATCTTGGAGTTCAGAATAAAGAACATTCTGGTAGAATACAGAAGAAAGCTGTCCGGTTAAAGCATTTGCATATCCGGTAGGAGCTAACGAAGAAGTTGCTCCAGTTCCTCCAGGGTTAAGAGAATTTTGGATTCCTAAAGCATCGGAAGCTCCGAAGATATAGGCAGTTCCCCCAATTACGCTTCCGGTTGCTCCATTGGGAAGATAAGTAGTAGTAGAATAATCGGAAGCATAAGGAGTTACAACAATTCCCAAGTTTCTATATTTAGTAATATCTAGGGGGTGACTAAAGGCAATTCTAAGGTCCCCACTCACTTGTGTAACGTTTGCAACTTGAAGTTTAATTAGATCATTGTTTTGGAACTGATTAATTAAGCTGTCAGTGTACCCTGAAGTAATACCAGTAACTGTTCCAATTATATAAGGCGCAGAAGTTGAGCTAGGAGTTAAAAAGTCTTTAAGATCTAAAAGATCTGCTGAAGTTAGTCCTGCAAAAGACCCAGAAGCTCCGGTAACTGCTGTTAAGAAGTGAAGTCCCGCAATGTACTGACCTGGATCATAGGGGTCAAATCCGCCAGCTAAAATTCCAGCTGTTCCTCCAGGAGTACTTGTAGAAGTTCCCGGAGCGTTATTGGGAAGACAATATAGAGTTCCAACCCCTGCAGTTGCTCCAGAAGCTCCGCTGTCTGTCAAGATAGAGAAGTTCTTGCTATAGAGATAATCTTGGAGAAGATTTTGATCGTAACTTAAGAAGTTTAGCTTAGCGTCTTGAATATCCCTGTCCCCTGAAAGCTCATCGATAAGGTGGTTACCCACTAGATCAACTTTATATGGGTTAGTACATAAATCTTCTAGGGCCTCCTCATCTACTGCACAGAACAGACCGGTGGAAGGGGAATTATTATTGATCAGAGTTTGAATGTACTCGTTGTTTCCATTGAGATTAACAAAGTCGATGATCAAACATCCCGTTTGAAGTGTGATCAATTCAACGTTAGGGTTGTTTAAGAAGTTTGTAATTTGACTCTTGATAAATCCGTTTGCTGTAAAGTATGTGCTCCATTCAGGGTCCTGTGAAAGAGAAGCATAGTCAGTCCAATCTCCGGCAACTGCTATCACGTCTATAAACCAGTCAGAAATATAGTCGTAAGGGTTAACATAACTAGGGACGTTCCCAGGGCCGTACCAATCAATTGCAAAAATATCATATCCCTGTAAAGGAGGGTTAGCGTCAGTAGATTTTCTAACGATGATAGACATCGAAGTATTTCCAAGATTTACAAGGTTGAAAATTCTCCCTTGATCTATAATCGATCTAGTTGCCAAGAAGTACTTGGTGTCTGCATACCAAAATCTTTCTTTGTTGTAGTATGAAGCATATAGCTTCTCAGTCAAAATTCCGTTGCTTTGTTCCGTGTCTACAGAATACCCGAAATAAGAAGTTTTATCTGCAGTTGGGCTATCTTCATCGTTGTTCAATCTTAGAAGATTTAAAGCAAATACGGGACCTGCATTTAAGCAAGTAAAGATAGATCTTTGAAAGAAAGATCCTTTTGACTCTAAATTTCTATCAATTTCTCCAAAAATAGCTATGGCTGTAGTAACATCTGGAATATAGACTGGAGCGTTGAATGGTCCTTTGTTCGAGAATCCAACAACCAAACGTATAGTTTGGGTAGTCAGAATAACGTTTGCTGACGCATCAAACTCTAACGTATAAACCCCAGAGGCTTTGAATTGTGATAGATCAAGTTTGATTCTTTGTGCCATTATTTATAAATGATATTTTTTGCTTTGTATATATCTACCCTCTTTCCCATAAAATAGGACTTTACGGATTTGATTTATATATCCGAAAAATAAACGATTTTTAGAGGAGAGAACTAAAAGACCCATAAAATCCTCCATCCTTAGTCTTCATCTTACTTTCGGTGGAAGTACTGTCCCCTTCTATTTTTTTCTCGATTATCCTCTTATAGGAGAAATCGACCTCGTCGTAGAGATCCTCCACCAAGTCGTTGAAGTCGCTAGACCCAAAAAGTGCAGATATGTTTACTAGAGTCATAGCGACATCGTCGTGTCCAGACTGAGAAGAATAAGATCCTCTTCCATTCATCCCAAAGGAGAAAAGTTCAGCGATAGTCCATTTTCGATCGTTTATGATTACTTTATTGCTTTTGATTATTTGTCTCAGCTCTTCACAGTACTTTAGTTTATTGTTAGTGCTGTACTTGATTCCCGGTTTTTTAATTCTAGCTGTCTCGCTATGCTTAGTATAAACAAAATTTTCCTCACTGATTAGATCGTTGAGCAAAAGTTTATCCATTAGGAGTTCCCCCTTGTAGTTTAATTCCAGTAGGATTTTAACCTTGTCGGAACCAAATATATCGACTATTACAGACTCTAGTATTTTTTTAAAGTCGTCCAGTTCTACAGAGTTGTCTCTATAAACTCCTACCTGAAGCAGTCCAAAGAAGTCGGATTCGTCTTCAAATTCTTCGACTTCCTCTATTACTTTCCTTGGAAGAGGAACAACCTTAAAAACATTCAGTACGGTAAAGTCTCCGCCTCCGCCCCCAGCTAGGTCTATAGAGAGGACAAATCTTTTCCCAACCTGTTCTGTTAGATTGGGATCAAATTTTGGGTGCCACCTAAAGTTCTCATAGCCAATTTGGAGGTCGTCTAGAGCATCAACTTCCTTCCAAACATACTCAACCTCGTTGCTTTTAATTTTTTGAAGTTCTTTGGATCCTAAGAGAAGTGTAGAAGAACTTAAAAACTGATTTCCATACTCCTGGTTAAAGAGCTCTTCACTCCCCAGATTTGCGATCTCTCTTCTTTTCCAGTCTTCGTCCCTTCCTGGAACCTGCCACCAGTCAACTCTAATGGGATTAAATGAGTTGTCTCCTGTCATTGCTCCCTGATAAATTTCCCAGAATTTGTTTTGTCCATTAGGGGTAGATGTGATAATAATTCTAGAAACTTGGGAGGAAGAAACTGTCGGGTAAGTAGATCTAAAGAAAGATTCTATAAAATTAGGATGGATATGAGCAAACTCGTCCATATACAAAAAGTGAATAGTAAAACCAATCGCAGAAGTCTTAGTTGTCGTTTTACCAATAGCTCTACATCCGTTGTCGAACTTCATCGACATGACATTGTTTACAACCATTCCAGGTTTTAAAAACCAGGGAAGTCCCTTCACGATGGACTTTATCTTGTCCATCAATTCTTCTGCCGTCGATCCTACGTTTGCTAGAATCATAGCATTCTTGTCGTGATTAAAAAGAAGATACCAAACTAGGATGATTGCAGAGGTAATTGACTTTCCTACTTGTCTAGGGGCTAGAAAAACATTAAATCTGTTTCCTTGGTATTCGCGAAGAACAGACTCTTGATAGTCTCTAAGAGTAACATAGCTTAGACCATCGTCGGTCATAACTCGACAGTATTTAGCAAAATAAACAACGTCTTTAGCGCATTTTTGCATTTCTAAAATTTCCTCTGGGGTGTATTCCCAAAGAATATTTGCTCTTTTGAGTTCTGGATCCCCGTCGTGAAAGGGATTATCAACTTGTTTATAGTCTAGCCCTTCCTCCTCGACCTTCCAAAGAAGGGACTCCACTCTTTTAGTAGACCAGTAGTTACTGTCTATATCTAATTCTTCCGTCATAAGAAATTAATTAAAAAGCTCGTCGTCGATTTCTAAGATATTATTCTCGTCTATTTCGACATCGTTTCTAGTGATAGAAAGTTCTTCTTTTCTCTTGGCATTAACTATCGAATTTTCGTTAGTTTCATCCACTTTAACATCTTCAATTTCTGTTCCAAGAATATCTCTCAGTCCTTCCATTATTCCTTTTGTTCCTCTCACTCTAATCCCTTCTCCTTGGCTAGAGGTGAAAGTATTTCCTAGTCCAGATACTTTACTTTCAGAATCGTAGTCCATCTGAACTCCCCCGGAGTAAGCTTTTCTTTCTCCTTCACTCCTAAGACGAATATAACTTTCCTCCATCTTATTCATGTACTGCTGATAATCTTTGGGCATCTGCATAATTTGAGAC